CGATTGCAGTTGTAGCGTCCTCATCAGATTGTTCGCCTGATGTGCTGGCAACGCCTCTGATGTGCGTCTGATTTCCCGTGCGGTTTTTAACGGGCTCCAACCCTCAACCACGCCACGAATAGCCTGATTGCGAATCGTCGCCTGAATCCGCGTCGGGTATGCTGACAGCTCATCCTGCCATGATTCCATGTCGGCAAAATCGATGAGTGATGCCACCGCTTCCTCTGATGGCGTATTCCATGACACGCCCAACACCGTGCGCAACTGGTCATCAGGCACATTGGGCAGGGCAAGCCGTCGCGTTAATTCATTAGCCGATTGGATGCCTGACTGTTGCAAATCAGGCGTGGCATCGTTGATGCGTCGGGCATCGTTTGACAGCGTGTCAGACAAATCAGCAAGCAGGGCGCGTACCACTGGGTTCGTTGGCAACAATCGTTTGTTTGCATCTGCCAATCGGCGCGCCTCGTCATCGAGTTCAGTGAGCCGTTGCGCGATGATGCCTGTTGTGCTGTCACGAACAATGGCACGGATGATTTGGTCAGTCGCACGGGTATACCCTCTGTCGAGTAACCGTGAGACCAATTGGGTCAGTCGTACCGCTGGTGATTGCGCGCCCTCATTGCTATTCATCGTCGGATTGTACCTGCCGTTTCGTCACGTTGCGCTTTGGTGCCTTTTTAGCCTCAAACGCCGTGATTTTAAACCCCGTGTCTGTTGCCTCAATGGTGATGTCAGATTCTGACAGCACGCCATTGGGACGGTCTTCGCGATTGCCAACTTTCCACATGTGCAATGTGTTGGCTAGCAATCGTCCTAAGTCGTCGCGTGTTTTTTGGCTAGCCATTACGCAGGTACTGCCACACCGCTGTTGAGAATGCCAAGCAACAGGTTGTCTGCTGTTTGCGCCACACCAATGATGCTCACGTACTCACCTAATGACAAGTCGCCTTTTGGTGCGATGCCACCAGCACTCGCCGCGCTCAACACGTAAATCTCACCCACGGTCAGGGTCACGCCCAAATCAACAACGCCACCCGTCAAAACTTGCAACGGTTGCCCATCAGATGCGCCATGTGCTGCGATGCCCGCAACAGCGTCAGTCGCCGCGTCGTCGCCTTGTGCCAGCGCGTATTTGCCTGATGTGCTGTTGAGGTATACCAATTGACCTGCTGTGATGGTCGCACCAGCTGTGCCACGTGCTGATGTCGCCCCCGAAACTGCTACCACGTCTGCTGCTACTACACTCAAATCTGCCATTGTTTAGCTCCTATGCTATACATTAAAATTGTCAAACCCCGGTAACGAGCCCGCTAATGCGCTCATCGCTTGCGCGGTTTGCGCCTGTTTTTCCTGCTGGATTTCTTCTTGTTTCCCCATGCCATAACCATAAACCTCCGCGATTAATCGCAATGTCTCACGTTCACCAACGATGTCACGTACAGCGAGGGCATTTTGAATCATTTGCGCCTCATTGCGTACCTGCGCGTCGCGCCACACACAACGCCAATTGCTCACAGGTGCGCGTGTGCCTGAGAATGTATTGTGCAATACCACCGCCATGCGCATCAAATCCTCATGGGCGTTTCCGACTTTAACCTGTGCTTTTCTGACCTTTGCCAATAGACCTGATTCGCGCTGTTTCAGTGCCTCACCTGATGCGCTGTCACCACCGAGCGTGGTCGGTAATGGTGTGCGACTGATGGTGGCAATCTGTTCAATGAGGTGATTGGCTTGGTCAATAAACGGCACAATACCACCGGGTTCAAGTGTAAACGCATCGGCTACCTGATCATTGCTTAATCCCTCTGCGCCAATTGTAATCCACATCCCCGGACTGACCTCTGCTGGTGGCTCAAAACCTTTTGCCACGCGGATGAGGAACGCTGTCAATTCAGCAGTCATCACCATCGACATCAGACCACGGTTGAGCGCATCCTGTAACGGCACGACTGATGCCAGCTCGCTGATGCCATATTGTGTCATCGTACGCATGCGGTTTCGGTAATGAATCACAGGCACAACACCCGGCAACCATTCAGCAATGCCACGCTCATCTGTGCTGTCATCAACATACGGTTGCATGCCATAGCCTGACTCATCGCAAATGTATTTCTCGACACGGTCAGGGTAGTAGAAGTTGACGCGACGCGCATCATCCAGACCTTCATACCACACCTTAACCGCGATTAAAATGTTTTTTAACCGTCGGTCATACACTGCAATCATGCCCGTCTCACCATCCCAGCATGGCTCGTGACTAAACACCACGCGGTCTGTTTCGTTGTCGTATTCCAACAGCACAAACGTGTCGCCATCGCGTATGGTCGCCTCGTGGATGTCCATCTGCAAACCATCGAAACGGTTGGCATCCATCAGCTCTGTTGCCCAATCGGTCGCCTCATCGCTGTCACCTTGCATACGCTCAACCAGCAGACGGTCTGCATACGTGTCGACAACCAAACCGCAGTAGTTCTCATTGAATTGGTCATGCGCGTCACCACTGATGCGGAGCATGCGCTTCATGTTGCCAGTGAGTTTGCTCCGATGGTTGCCGTCGTAGTAGTCACGAAACAATTTGACGCGGTCGCCCCAATCATCAGTCTCTGTCAACCACTCATCGCGCACGAGGGTTTTGGGTAACATCTCATAAATTGTACTAAGCATAGCGCACCGCCGATGCTGTTAGTTTCTTGCGTTTCGGTTTGTCTACTGCCATTACTAAATACCTCATTGCGTCCATAGCGTGGTCATTGGATTTGACAGGCGCATCATGCACCCCATCGCGCGTCTCGCGCCACTGGTACTGCTCAAATTCACTGATTAGATTAACACACGAACGATGAATCACCAAACGTGGCAGGCTACCGTGTGCAGTTTCGGCACGGGTTGCGAGCCGATGTTTGACTGTCTGGATGCCTGTCATGACCGTGTTATTGGCTTGCGTTGCACTAAGCCCCGCCTGTTGTAATGTCCTGATGTAATCAGGCTCAGACGGGTCGCATACAAATTGATTAGCTCCATAGTTTCCCCTAATGTCGAGTGCGACGTTTGCCCACTCCTCAATACGTTGTTGGCGTTGGTAGCGTTCTGACAAAATCCAAATGCGCCCATCGCCATCGATGCCACCAATTAGCATCACACCAGGATTCGCATAACCCCAATCCACGCCCACGATCATGTCATGGAATGTGTCAGGCGTTTCACTGACCACATGGCGGTCTTGTGAGAATTCCTCATACACTAGACCCTGATGCGCTATAAATTCGCCTAACAGCTCCTGTCGTGCGAAATCACCACTGTACTCAGATTCCCACGCCTCAATAATGTCATCTGCGAGGTACACGTTGTCTGCTGATGATGCCCTGATGAGTTCATATTTGTCATCAGCATCACGAACAAATAGCCTATAAATCCAATCACGTCCGCGTGGCGTGGTCGTAATCCATGCCGAGCCCATGACACCAAATTGACGCAAACGCCCAATCATGATGCGCCAAATGTCAGGCTTGTACAGCGCGGCTTCATCACCATACCACCAGCTGATGTTAGGACCGCGCAACCTGTCGGGGTTGTCTGCCGTCCGTAATAGAATCTCACTGCCGTTGGTCATGGTGATGGTCATTGTGCCTCTATTGATTTTAGCGATGTAATCACCAGCGACATCCTGAAACGTGCGAATTGTCGCATCCTGTAACATTGGGTAGGTTGGTGCTGTGATGACACCCAAATTAGGCGTGGCGATGTTGCGTGTGCCGATTGTACCCATAGACGCACGTAACGCCCGCACACATCCAGCATACGTTTTGCCAGACCCAATACCAGCGACAAATGCCGTGTATGCGCTGTCGCTGTCCGCAAATGTGCGCTGTTGGTCGTATAGCTCAACGTCTACCGTGTCTGTGCTGGTCAGATTAGCAAACAGACGCTGGGCGATGTCACTTGCTGTTATTGACCTTGTCTGCTTCTGCACGAATCAGTGCCTCAAATTCTCTGACGATGTCCGATTTGTTGATGCCGATTTGCTCGGCTAATTGCATGATGTCAGGCGACAACGCAAGACCGACATGCTCGTGGCGTTCGGTGTAACCACGGTTTTTAAATTTAGTTTTCGCTAAAAATATGAGCGCGGCGGTGGTGCGTTTGTTGACTGCCTCATCATACAATGCCAGCTCAACAGCGTCGCCCATTTTTTCGAGCTCTTCCTCTTGGATGTCTGCGAGTTCAGGGTATTTGTCTATGTACGCTCGCATGGTGTTGTACGCGCATCCGACCCGACGCGCGGCGAGTGTGATTTGCCCTTTGGTTTCTCGCAGCGCATCCGCCATCTGTTTCTTTGTGTACTTTGCCACCTTTTTTTACCTTTCAGTTGTTATACTACGAACCCGGACGATTAGCACGAGGCATGATGTTTGCAACATTAAACAACGCATCTGCCAACGCTCTATTGCTGTCTATGGCAGACTGTGTTCGTGCGATTCGCGGGTTTACTTCTCCGCTTAATGTGGTCCTCGGAATGTTTCCAAATTCTCGTTCAAGCCTGTCAGCTCGTTGGTCTGCCTGACGCTGGGCATTTCTCAACGGTGTGCGCCCACTATTATTTTGTAGTGCAGACACGACTGTTGTCTGGAAAGTTTCACGGGAATCTGAGCTGACATCCGACGCATTCAACATTGAAAAATCAGCACTACGACCATTAATTTCTATGGTGCCACGACTGATTGTTACTGTATTGCCTCCAATGTCACGAGGTGCGCTAGCACCACCTGCACGACTCCGACCATTACGACTACCACCACCACTACGTCCACCCATGTTGTTGCTCCTGTCTCTTATTTAGCCCTGTAGTTGAAAGTTAGGGGGTGTTAATGGTATTCGTGTTGATGAACGCCCCCGACCAACAATTTCTGTTATAACTAGATTGTTGTCATCTCGTGTTATTTCAATATTACCGCGGTTTATAAGTCGAAACAATGACGTGGTGCCGCGATCCATAAAGCCCTGAGCTGTTGTGTTGCCACCAATGTTGACAGACGATGTTTTGCCATTTGCGCCTTCAAACGTCATTGTGCCATTTTCGATTCTATATTTATAACCTCGAATTTGCGTTTCCTCTGCTCTTTCTTGTCCAACAAACCGACCTAGTATTCTGCGATCATATGTAGCCAAAAATGTGTCGCTATTTTTAGAGCCAATTTCTCTGATTGCGCCAGCAAGCTCCTGACCTGTTGTCTGACCGGGCGCGCCACCACCTGCACGGCTCCGACCATTACGTCCGCCACCACCACTACGTCCGCCCATGTTGTTGTTCCTGTCTCTTCTGTGTCATTACTTCCATAATCCAAATCCATCCGCGTGCTTTACAATGCGCTTGTACTTTTTCACCACCACCATAAACAACAAACAGCGGTTCAGTGCCTGCGCGTTCCTTTGCCATCTCATACTGTGTCTCTGTATTCTCAATATAATCTGAGTAGCCTCGTGTGCAATACGATTTCCAACCATGAGGCACGCCCAATAAAGCATACTTCTCAAACTTATTGTCGACATTCAAGTCAACAAATGTTTTAACCCCATACGTTTGCCAATAGCGTGCGAGCCATCGCTTCCTATAAATGCCCCACAAGCCAATTGGCAACGGCATGTCATTGTTTGTGCTGTAATTCGGCTCCACAACACTGACGCATGATGTATTGATGATTTGCTGTGGATTGCTCCAAACAGCGTCAAAACGGTAGTCATCGACATAAAACGCTATAGTACCAGCTAACGTCTGTTTACGTTTGACAAATCCCCACAGATTAAACGGCAAGTCTAAAAAATCGGCTTGCATGTTGATGTCCAGCATTGGGATGTCGTATTCATTGTCAGATGGGAATAACGCATCAGGCACATCAGATCGTGACAGTTGCGATTCCACACTCATGTCAATCAGAGAATCAAGCTCGTCAATTAATCCCAAATCATCTGCCATCTCTGCCACCATTGCCTGCACGCGATCGTCATCACTGTTAAACTCTCGCAGTAGGTCATCCAGAATCTGGTTGTCATATTGTGCCAGTTGTGTAATCCAATCATGTGATGCCAGTGCTTGTGCTTCTTCTGCTTCTGACATGTCCACAACTAACACAGGCATGGTCGCGTTCTCATCTGCTGTCAATTGCTCCTCAACCCGAGCGTGTCCATCAATTAAATAGCCTGTGCGTTGGTTCATGATGACAGCATCATAATAGCCGAGCGTGTCCAAACTACCACGCAATGCCTCGCGCTGTTTGGCAGGATGTCGCCGTGCATTCAGTGGATTCGCGAGCAGTTGATTCGCTGGCATGTATTCTAGTCCAATGATTCTATTTTGTGCCATCCGTGCTCCTTTTAATCGGTGGCTCTGGTATGGTCAGGTCGTTTTTGAGTAGCTCATGTTCAAGCTGTGCCACCCGTGCGCGTAGTAATTTAATCTGTTCGGCTTGCTGATTCTTGTAGGTTTCGAGTTCCGCGTTGCGCGTTTCTAAGTCCTGCAGACGGGTCGCCATCGCCGCTATGGTGCGCTCGTTCTCATCGACTCTGTCCATTAGCCTCCGCATCATCTCTGTTTGTGTTGCTGTCACGTCCAATGACTGCCCAAGCATAGAATCGTCCTCGGGCTCGGCTTGCATCAGCTTTTCGGATTTCACAATCGCTCTGATGATGACTGCAACGATTGCGCCAACCGTACCAGCAACTGCAATCGCATTTTCTAGGTTCATGTTGTC